AATGATACACCAACACCAACAATCTGATGCTATACTTTATAACAGAAACCTATCTTAAGAATAACACACCCATCACAGCCAATGTAGATGTGAATAATGTCACTCCCTACTTAGCTACTCAAGCTCAACTTAGAATTATGCCTATCTTAGGTACTACATTCTATAATGACTTGCTTACTAAGTACAATGCTCAGACTTTAGATCCTGATGAAGAGACTCTAGTAACATTCATACAGCCTATTATAGCATGGAGAGCAGCAGAAGATGCTGTATTTGGTCTTAGTCTACAGCTAAAGAATAAAGGTCTACAGACTCAATTTGGAGATAACTCAGCATCTGTAGATAGAGGTACTATAGCATTCAGTATGGAACACTATGCACAGAAAGCCTCGTTTTTTGAGCAAAGATTAATCAGATATCTACTAAAGAACAGAGCTTTGTATCCAATATTCACTAGCACAACTAACAGAGATACTGACTTAAGACCTATGATAGATGGATGTAACTGTCTATCTAATGGAATGCTAGAGTGCAATGGTCTATGTGGAGGTGCAGGAAATAATGGTTATAACAATTCAATCTTAATATTATGAAACATTCAGGAGTATTATCATTCTTAGTCTTTGGCTTTGGATATCTTTCAGGTATCTCTTTAGTATTTGCTGATCAGTTACATTTTAAATTATTAGGATGCCTGTTAATATCTTACTTTACTTTTTTACTAGTATCTGAAATTGAAGAGAAAAAATGAAAGCACAATTATCCCTACTACTAATATCTATACAATCAGAACTATTGACACTTATATCTATTTGCTTTGCATTCTTTTTACCAATAAGTGGTATCCTGTTAATGATAGGAGTATTAATATCTATTGATACTATGACAGGTATTTGGAAAGCTAAAAAGTTAGGGGAGAAAATTACTAGCAGAAAGCTCTCATCTATAATTAGCAAGTTAGCACTCTATGAAGTAACTGTGATTATGTTCTTTTTAATAGACCAATTCATACTAAATGATATCATACTTACATTCTTTAGTGTACCATTCATGCTTACTAAAGTAGTGGCATTGGTCCTAGCTAGTATAGAGGTGATGAGTATCAATGAGAATTATAAAGTAGTTAAAGGTATAGACCTATGGCAGTCAATGAAGTTACTTTTTGCAAGAGCTAAGGATATTAATGATGACATTAAAAAGATAAAGAAATGACATACACTAGAGAACAGATAGAGGCAGCTGTAAAGGCTAAAGGATATGTATACTTTGCAGGTCCTAAAGACTATGATGTAAATATTGTAGGAGTTCGTAACTCAGCACCAGGTCAAAAAGTTACTAATCTCTTTGATGACAAATTAACTATATCTTATAGAGTAGATGGTCAATGGCACTACCATGAGTGGGATGCTACTACTGAGCCAGGTAAAAAAGGAGTAATGCAATTCCATAATGCTAAGGGAGTAGCTAGACTTGTGCCTAATCAATATAGAGGAGTCTATGCTGTATCTATGCATCAGGGAAAATATCAGGCAGTATGTCAAAGATTAGGAGATGTGACTGTATGGAGAGATGGTGATAGAGATATGACATTTGCAGAGGGTAAGACTGACACAGGAATGTTTGGAATCAATATCCATAAAGCAGGTACAGTATCTAGCTTTGTAGAAAATTGGTCAGAGGGCTGTCAGGTATTTAAAAAAGTAAAAGATTTTAATGAGTTTATGGTAATAGCTAATAGAGCTAAAGATATACATGGTAATCACTTTACTTATACCTTAATAGAATCAAATGATATTTAGACTTAGTGTAATTATCTTAATGCTTAGCTCATGCTCTGCACAATACCATCTTAATAAAGCAATTAAGAAAGGATATAAATGTGAGCAGACAGGTGATACTATCAGAATCACTACACTAGACTCTATACCTGTTATAATTAATGATACTATAGTTTGGGAAAAAATTATTAATACTAAGGATACTATCATTAAGTATAATACAGTCTATGTACCTAAGACTAGACTAGATAAAAGAATAGAATATAAAATACAAGTAAAGACTATCTACAAAGATAGATTAGTATATAAATATAAGTATAGAGCTGAGGGACAAAAGGCAAAGTCTGAGGTAAAAAAAGTTAAGGCTCAAAGACCTAGACCTAATGGCAATCTAAGTCTATTATTTGTAGGAGTAGGCATAGGTCTACTATTATCATATCTCTTTAAATTTGCTAGACAGAGATATATGTTCTAAGTTTACACCATCTATGGTAAGAAAAAGACTGTTTTTTGACATTGAGACATCATTCAATGTTGGTATATTTTGGCGATCAGGATATAACCTCACAATCAATCCAGGTGACATCATTCATGAGAGAGCTATTATCTGCATCTGCTACAAATGGGAGCATGAGCAGGATGTACAATTCCTAACATGGGATAAAAAGCAATCTGATAAGGCAATGATTAAAGCATTCCTTAAAGTTATGGCTCAAGCTGATGAAATTGTGGCTCATAATGGGGATAGATTTGATCTCAAATGGATACGCACAAGAGCTCTATTACATGGACTTGATGTATTCACCTCACCAAAGACTATAGATACTCTTAAATGGGCTAGAAAGTACTTTAATTTTAACTCAAATAAGCTAGACTATATAGCTAAGTATTTAGGAGTAGGTCAAAAAATGGATACAGGAGGACTAGACCTGTGGAAAGATATTGTATTTAAGAAAGATCAGCAGGCAATGGATAAGATGGTGGCATATTGCAAAATGGATGTTACTGTACTAGAAGCTGTATTTAATAAGCTCAATTCTTACACTACTCCTGCTACTCATTATGCTGTAATGGATGGAGATGAGAAGTTCTGCTGTCCTGAATGCACTAACTATAATGTGAGATATAATAAACAGGTAGTGACTGCAGGAGGGACTATCCATCATTGGATGTTATGTAAGGATTGTAGAAAGCACTATAAAATAAATAATAAAACTTACACAGAATTTTTGAAATTCAAATATAAACACTAACTTTGCATAGTTCCATAGTGTAGAAAGCAGTTGTAAGCTCCCCAGCACGCAGCTGCTTTTTTTTTTGCAGTCGCAATTTGCGACCACAGTATTATACATTATTAAGTAAAAATTACCTTTATTATATGTTTTACCTTAAACATAGGGACAAATTGTCCCCTTGTAGATGGCTACAAAATGTAGTCAACCTTATTTAGAATGATTATAAATTACACTTTTTTATTGCAGATATAAAACTTTATACTATCTTTGGCGTATAGTTATTAACAATTAAACTTTTACACATGGACAAAGAACAAATTATGACAATCATTCTAGCTGAGTATGAATCACTGCTAGACCAGGCTGTAGAGCTGAAAGAGGCTTTTGGCAATGAAGATCCTGCTACTAAACGAGCTTACTCTCAATGGGTAGTTATTTCTAACCTAATAGACAGAATCAATGAAGAGACTAATTAAATACCTTACTCCTGTAGGAGAAGATGAGAAAGGATTTGTTATGGCTTTTGTCATAGTAATCTCTATAATTTTATCAATCGTTTTTTTATTTCCACTTTTATCTTTTATATTATGAACTTTATAGACCTATACAAAAATGGCAATCAATACATTTCTAATTGGACCACTGACTATGATAGTGATGTATACATAGCAGGTACTATTGAGCCATTCACATACAATGCTACAGAGACTGATGATGAATATATGTCCCTGTTTATTCTAAGTGATGCAAATCTTAACCTACTTAAATCTAAACTATGAAACAGTCACCTACATTCGCTGCTATTTTAAGATTTTGGACTAGCAGAAGATCATCAGATGAGATACGAGGTGGATTTAATCTGCCTCTATACCTGAGATATTTAGAAATCATAAACAATAAAAGCAATGACTGAGTTCACACAGCTAGCTATTGAGGTACAAAATGCTATAGCTAATGGTGATTATACTCACCAAAAATACCTGAGATTCAGAGAGTGGTACTTTCAGAGTTACGAGGGCAGTAAAAGAAATGCTGCTAGAGATTTTGCAATGTTTGATTTAATGTATGGCTTAGATGTGCCAATTAAAAATAATGATAATGAAGATATATAAAGTAGTGTATAAGACCTTTGACTATTGGAATGGTCCTGTAAAGTTAGTGACCAGGATAGTGGAGGCATATGATGCTGATCATGTTAAGCAGCTCATACAAAAGAATGATGATTTAATTCTATTAATTGAAGAGGTATGAATGACATCATAAGAGAAAGGTATCCATTTGAGCCTACTAAAAAGATAGCAGATGACTTAGGATTATCAGAGTCATCAGTTTATAATAGAGCATTTGCTATGGGTATTAAGAAAGATCCTGTTTACTTAAGGTCTACACAATTCCCTCCAGGATATCTAGGTGGTAAAGCTACACAATTTCAAAAAGGCACTGCACCTCCTAACAAAGGACAGAAAATGTCCACAGAAGTATATCAGAAAGTAGCTAAGACTATGTTTAAGAAAGGTAATAAGCCTACCAACACTCAACCTATAGGGACTATCCATCAGAGAAGAGATACAGGAGGGAAGATGTATCTATATATTAAGATAGCAGATTGTAATTGGCAGCTGCTCAATAGATATACTTGGGAACAGCACAATGGACCAATACCTAAAGGGATGGTAGTAGTTTATAAGGATGGTAATTATCTGAATAATGATATTAACAATCTGCTAATGATAACTAAGAAAGAAAATATGGCTAGAAATACCATACAAAGATTGCCTAAAGAGCTTCAGCAGGTAATGAGATTAAAATGTAAACTAATAAAAAAAATAAATAACAATGGCACACAACAAACTAAGTGATCTAAGAGATCATCTATTCATGGCTCTCGAGAGATTGAGCGATGAATCATTAACAACAGACCAGGTGAATGTAGAGGTGGATAAAGCTAAGGCTATCTCTCAGCTTGCAGGAACTCTAATCCAATCTGCTAAAGTGGAGATTGATTTCATTAATGCTACAGGTGTAATGGAGTCTCAGTCTGATCTATTTAAGTCAGTAACTCAAACTAAGTTATTATGACAGCAGTACAGCAGGTGTTTAGTGAGCTACTAGCATTACATCCTCAGCTCTTTAATATTAACTCAGTAGAGGGTAGAGAGTTTGTCCATCACTTTCATAATTTTTTGGCAGTGGAAAAAGAGCAGATAATAGAAAGTTATTGTCAAGGTTGTTTTGACATTAGCAAAGATGAAAATATTTTTCCAAGAGAAACATCAGAACAATACTATAATCAAACTTATAAATCAGAACAATGAAAGAAATAAATTTTTTAATAGGACAGATTGCAAAGTATCAGCTAGATACTGACTGCAGAAATAGAGCATATGTCTATAAGAGGTACTATGTAATGTACAGGCTGAATAAATGTAAGGTATCACTAACTCAAATAGGTAAGATGCTGAATAGACATCATGCTACTGTTATTCATGGTATCAGAATGCACAGGAGATGGACCAGGATGCAGGATAAAGTATATCTCCATGAGATAGAGCCATTAGTGCAAGCTGCTATTAATAATGATTATGAAGATAAATACAAAGTTTCGGCAATAGAAAACTTTAACTACATCAATGTGAGGATTCAGATGCCATGGGAGTATGATAAGATTAATCAATTTAAAGAATATATGACAGCTAAAGAACTAGCAGAAATAATTTAAAGCTCTTAGGGGCTTTTTTTGTGCTATATAATTCCCTTACTGATATTGACTTGTAGAGAATTAGAACAAAAGTACAATTCACATCCCTATACTC